CTTGTTGAGTTTTTAAAACAGTATTATCTTTCAGTAGAGTTTAAAAGTGGAACATACGATCTTATTACAAATATTGATAAGTATGTCAAAGTAGATGAACTTTATGCATTAGTAGATTCTACTATCCTTCAATCGGATATTAATTCAGTTGATACTTCTATCGGTGCTGATATTAATGGAAATTTCACAGAAGGATTTCCGAAAAGAAATGGATTACTTTTAATTGATGATGAAATCATTTCTTACACCCATAAGACAGACACCTCGTTTGAGGGGTGTGTACGGGGTTTCAGTGGAGTTACAAGTTACTCTGGGACAAATACCCCAGATGAACTAGTATTTAAAGAAACCTTAGCAGCAAGTCATACTAAAGACACCGTAGTTTATAATTTAAGTATTCGTTTTCTAAAAGAGTTTTTTAGAAAACTTAAAAACCAAGTCATTCCTGGATTTGAAGATAGAGCAACAGTTAGTGATCTCAATCAAAGAAACTTTATTTTTGGATCTAAATCTTTTTATGATTCAAAAGGCACAGATGATTCAATTGAGATTCTTTTCAGAGCATTGTATGGAAAAGACTCTTCAGTTATAAGGCCAAGTGAATATCTGTTTAAACCATCTGATGCAGATTATAGAGTTACCATTGATATGGTGGTTGAGAAGAATATTGGAGATCCTTTAGATTTAAAATCTCGTACACTATATCAGGACTCTACAAAAGCAAGAGGGTCTGTATGTAACGTAGAAAAATTAAATTGGGACTATGCTTCATTAGGTATCGATAAAGAAGCATTCAATATCAAAAGCGAATATTATCAAGTTTCTATTGACTATGGATATCAAAGAGATATTGATGTAACTGGAACAGTTTACAGCACATTTGAACCAGCAGCAAAGACACAACTAGTAAACACTGCAGGTATTGGTGCTACTATTATTGATGTTGACTCCACGGTAAGTTTTGGTAGTACTGGAGAAATTATTCTGAAGGATAATGATTATAACGATGTAGTTGTTCAATATACTTCAAAATCAATCAACCAATTTATCGGAATAACAACCTTAACCACTGAAATACCAAATACCTCTAATGTAACACAAAATGATTTTGCTTATAGTTATAAAGGAATAGATGATATTATAAATGTCCGTATCACTGGTTCTCTTAAAGATTTTAATGTCTTTGATGATACTTTTTCTCTAAATTCTGACGATACTATTGGTGTTAAAACACTAGGTTATCCTTCATCTAGTTTTAAAGAGAACAATTGGTTTTTCAATATAAAAACAGACTGGAATGTTAAAGAACTTATTCTTGTAGATGCAAGTGAATCTACTTACAAAGTAGAATTATATTCCAATCATTATTTTTATAATGGATATAAGGTAAGACTTATTGGTTCAAATGGAATTGTACGAGAGGGTTATGTTACGTCAATCAATACCAATAAAGGATTTACAGTTAAGTTATCCTCAACCATACCAGCATCGGAACTTTCACTCAGATATAGTCTAAAAAATATTATTCAGAAAGGACTGTCTAATAACTATCCAATCATTCAAAAATATTATTCTAATATTCAAAACGTATATACTAAGTTTAATGGAGACCTGCTAATTGCTAGCAATTCTATTCCATCATATCTTGAGACCGTTTTAAATCCATATAACAAAGAAATCACTTTCTCAGGCAGTGCAACTGGATTGGGAGTATTGAAACTGCAGTCAGCAGGAGATCATGGATTATATACTGGAGATACAGTTTTCTATAAAGGTAGTATAACAGAAACGATCACCAATACTCCAGATGGTAATCAATTTATTACTAAAACTAAAAGTCAATTCTCTAACTTAGATGAGTTAGTTTATTTTGTCAAGAGAGTTAGTGCTACACAAATTCAACTTTCTAGGAGTAAGTCTGATTTATTTTCTAACAAATATATTATACCTATAGGTTCTGTAGAAAACAATAAAATTATATTATACAGCAACTACGGTAAGCAACTTTTACCCCAACATATTGTACGTCAAGTACTGCCCCCAGATAATAAATCAGGCACATTTTTCACTCAACCAGGACCTACCGGCATCCTGGTTAATGGAGTTGAAATTCTTAACTTTAAATCTCCTAAAAGTGTATACCATGGTAAAATCAATAACTTTGAGGTTATTGATAAGGGATATGGTTATGATGTAATTACCCCGCCAGCATTATTAGTTACAGACACTAAAGGATCTGGTGTTGTTGGTGATGTTTCCGTTCATGGATCTTTAGAAAGAATTGATATAATTGATACTGGATATGATTATATTGATACACCAATAATTGAAATCAAAGGTGGAGGAGGACAAGATGCTGCTGCTAAAGTTAATGTATCGTCTGTTTCCCACATAGTTACTTTCAATGCTGGTGCTGGAAGTAGTAATGTCAATACATCTAATAGCACTATAGGTTTCTCGACCTTTCACAAGTTTAGAGATTTTGAGAAGTTAGTATACAAAACTGGAGGATCAAACACAATTTTAGGATTGTCCACTAACTCAGTATACTATGCAAATGTAGTTGATGCATATACAGTTAAACTTCACAATACTTTGTCTGAATCTAAATCAGGCATTAATACCGTAACGATACTTTCAAAAGGAAAAGATACACAATCTCTAGAAACATTAGAAAGAAAAAGAATAGTAACTGATATTGTAGTAACAAATTCTGGATTTGGGTATAAGAATCAAAAGCGAACGATACCTTCTACTGGAATTAATACTGCTACTAATAACTTTATAATTCCAAGTCATGGGTACATGGAAGGTGATATTATTAGATATACACCAGGATCAACCCCAGTGAGCGGCATTTCTTCTAATACTGATTATTATGTAACTAAAGTAGATGATAATAAGTTTCTACTATCGGGCATAGGAACAGGAAGTATTACTAAAGACTATTATTATAATAATAACATATACAATAATATTACTTCTATTGGAAATGGGTCATTTAACTATGAACCAATCTCAGTTACTATTAAGGGAACTATTGGCGTTAATACATTAACAAATCAAGATTTTAACTGTAAAATCCAACCTGTTTTTAGAGGAAATATTGATTCTATTGATACTACTTCTGGAGGAGTTGGATATGGTGCATCTACTACGATTAATTTCAATAGACAACCTAATATTAGTTTAGTCAGTGGTTCTGAAGCACAGTTGTTCCCTGTTGTTTCTAATGGTCAAATTATTGATGTTATTGTTCAGTCAGGTGGGTCTGGATATAACTCACCTCCAGATTTGGTTTTATCTGGATCTGGAGATTACGCTAAACTCACTCCCGTTATTGTTGATGGAAAAATTACAGAAGTAAAAATTATAAATGGTGGAGCAGGATATGTTCAAGGTGATATACTATTAACAATAGTTAAATCTGGAAATGATTGTACAATTAAAGCAATTATCCAACAATGGATAATTGATATTTTTGCTAATGATTTTAATAATATAAAAAGTGATGATGGATTCGTAGTAAAAAATGCAAGAGATAACTCTCTTCAGTATACTCATGTGTATGCACCAAGAAAACTGAGAGAATCTGTATATTCAGTTGATTCTAATGGAAATAAAATTTATGGAAATACAGATTTAATTTTAAACAATGGCATTGAGATTGAATCTATAGATCATTCTCCAATTATTGGTTGGGCATATGATGGAAATCCAATTTATGGACCATATGGATATACAAATGCGTTTGGAGGAACAGTAACAAGAATCAAATCTTCATATGAACTAATAACACAACAATCTCAAAGACCTCCTTTGTCTTCATTCAGTGAAGGATTTTTTGTTGAAGATTATCAGTTCACTGGTTCTGGCGACTTAGATGAGCACAATGGAAGGATATGTGTTACTCCAGAATATCCAAATGGAACTTATGCCTATTTTGCCACAATAAATGCAAATATCGATAATTCTGGTCCTTTTGATAATTTCAAAAGACCTGCATTCCCATACATTATTGGACTAACTTTCAAATCAAAACCAAACTCTTTTAACTTCTTAAAGTCATCTAATCAATCCGATTATGATCTCAAATCAAATAACTGGTTAAGGAATACAACTCCATACAAGTTAAATGATCAAAATAGTTCTTATAGTTATATTTTAAATTCAAGTAAAGATAAACCTCAAGAAATTAATATTACCGCAGCAAAAACTGGAAATGTAGAATCGATTGGAATAAGCACTGGTGGAGATAATTATAAAGTAAATGATAAAATCACTTTTGATGCTGTAAAGTTTGGTAAAAATGCTCGTGCTTCTGTTGATAGAATATCTGGTAGAAAAGTCAATACTGTAAGTGTTGCCACAACTCAAATTAGTGAAGTTGAGTTTGTCCCTCAAACTTCTAAAAACCAATTCTTAGGCGTATCTTCTACACCTCATGGATTTAATGATAAGGATATTGTTAATGTTAATGGACTTTCACGTTACTTTGATAGATTAGATGGCAACTTTACTATTGGAGTTACTACTTCTAGACTTTCTTTATCACAAGAAGTAGGACTTCAAGGATCTACAGGCATTCACACGTATATTTCCGTATCTGGAAATTTGAGTTATCCTACCGTTATGGTGGATGATATATTCAAGATAGGAACAGAAAAAGTTAAAGTTCTTAAAATTGAACCCGGTAGATTGCGAGTAGAGAGAGCAGTCAACAATACAGTTGCTATTGCACATACGGTATCCAGTTTAATTGAAGATGACTCAAGAAGATTTGCTATTAAAGTTGGTTTGGCTAAAACTACTCAAACATTAACACTTAATAAGAAGATTTATTTTGAACCTTCAGAATCTGTTGGTGTCGGAACAGTGGGTATTGGTAATACTTTATCAATTGTAAATCCTGGAGCAGGTATCACTCAGATATTTGTAGAACCAAGAAACATTTATCTTCCAAATCATGGTCTAAAGATAAATGAAATAATTAAATATAATCCAAATGATGGAACATCCATTCAAGTGTGGAGTGGATTGGTAGGAGTAGCATATACTAACCTGTCTTCATATGATAAGTTGTACGCAGTTCCACTTAATAATAGGTATGTTGGAATTAGTTCAAATAAAGTAGGATTAGGTTCAACTGGAACATATGTTGGTGTAAACACCTCTACTAGTCTTTTATATTTTACAGGAATAGGAACTGGAACCAATCATAGTTTCCATACCGATAAAGTCAATGTTGTGAAGGGTAATGTATCTAAAAACATAGTTACAGTGTCTACAGCAGGCACTCATGGTCTTGCATATAAGAATAAGATATTCTTTGATCTTAGACCTACTAATCAGATTGATGTTGTTGTTAAGTATGATGATTACAATAGAAGAATTGTATTTAATCCAACAAACTTCATTGCTGCTGATATGGATGTTGACGAGAACTCAATCAAATTCTCTAGGATGCCATTTAAAACTGGGGATAAAGTAATATATACTGCTTCCTCTCCAGCAAGTGGACTTACAGATAATGGAATGTATTATGTTTACATCTATACCACTAATAAGATTAAACTTGTAAGTGAAAAAACCGAACTTAAAACTCTTAATCCTAAATTTGTAGACATAACTTCATCTTCTGACGGAACTCTATCTAGAATCAATCCATTTGTAGAGGTGAGTAGAAATAATACTTTAAAATTTGATCTTTCAGACTCTTCACTTTCATTCATATCAAATGGAGTATCATACTCTGCTTTCGTTATGAAGATTTTTACAGATCTGCAACTTAATAAAAGATTTCTTACCTCAGGAAATAGTGATCAATTTGAGGTAACAACTAATGGGAAAATGGGTATTGATTCAAATGCCAATCTCTCAATCCGTTTCACTAACGAAGTTCCTTCAGTTCTTTGGTATAACTTTGAACCAACCCAAAAATCAATCATTACAACCAGTAAAAGTAAAATTGTAGTAGATAGAGATGCTTATGCTTTTAGTGAGATAAATGTTGTAAAAACAAAATTAGATGGTCCAAAAGATATTGCAAGTATTGGGTCTACCACCTTTACATTTAATATTGCGTCATCACCAAATATTATATCATTTGGATCAACCAATTGTAATGCAATCTATGAGACAACATCAAAAACCGCTCAAGGTGCGATATCAAAAGTTAAAATTTTAGATCCCGGTTCTGGATACAAAACTATTCCATCCATATCTTCTATTAGGAGTGGATTTGGAACCGGAGCATACTTGGAACCAGATAGTAATAATATTGGAAAACTCCTAAAATCTGAGTTTAATTCAACCAACATTGGTTATGATTTTCCTACAGACCCAACTCTAAGAGTTCTGGCAGGAGTTCCTGAAGTTATTAAACTTTCTCCTCTCTCATCTTTCCAATCAATCGGTATCACATCTTCAGGAGTAAATTATCTTGTATCTCCCGATTTAATTGTTATTGATGGAGTTACTAATAAAGTTGTTGATGTAGATCTTCAATATAACTTGGGAGATACAGAGGTAAAAATTCTTAAGAACACTGCCTCTTTATATGATGTCCCTCCTACTATTATTCCCACCAATAACTCAAACGGATTTAGCATATCATCTATCACATATAGTTCTTCAACAAAAATTGTAAGACTCTTTCTTCCTCATCAGTTCTCTGGAGGAGACTTCCCATTTGAAGTTGGTAAGTCCATATTAGTTGAAAATATAAGTGTTGGTTCTACCGGTTCAGGATTCAACTCAAAAGATTACAACTATACACTATTCCCAGTATCTGGTGTCAACACTGCTGCAGGCGGATCTGGAGCATGGGTGGAATATAATCTAAATGAATACGTCGGAACTGGATATCCAGGCAACTATAGTAAAAACTCCTTAGGTAGGGTTATTCCTAAGGTCAATTTTCCAATCTTTAATACTCAGATTAGAAAAAATAATTTCTTCAAAGGAGAAAGATTTGAAGGTCCTTCATATAAGGGAAGAGTTGATAGTTACAATGACAATATTGAGATCCTCAAAGCAAAGATAAATGGAGTTGCACGACCTGGTGATATTGTTAAAGGAGCAACTTCTGGTGCTGAGGGTAGTATCGAATCTATCTCAATATTTGATGCAGAAATCACCATAGGAACTGGTACAACAATTACTAGAGGGTGGCAAAAGAATACCGGATTTTTAAACGATAATCTTCAAAGACTTCCCGATAATGAGTACTATCAGAATCTTTCATATTCAATTAGTTCTGAAATTGATTTTGATACTTGGAGTGATCCAGTAAATTCGCTAGTACATACCTCTGGATTTAAAAAATATGCAGATCTACAAATCCTTAGTGGAGAAATAGATAATGATCTTAAACTGACGGTTTCAACTCCAGATTCTAATATTGAAACTATAGTTGACATCACTAGTTCTGCGGATCTAAATTGTTACTATGATTTTGATAGTGCAATTGAAAGAACTAAGAGATTGGGCAATGTTGATGTATCTGATGAAATCGTATTTGATACTATATTTCTTTCTGATTATTTCCAGTCAGTAGGAAATAGAGTTCTGAGTATAGATGATCTTAGTCCTCAATTTAATAGTAACGAAAGAACAACTCCTTTTGAGGTTATTTCAGTATTTGGAAATGATTTTAAGTACAATAAACTTATTACTCATGTAAGAGATAGAATTTTTACAGATGAGAGGCAGTTTGCAATTGTTTCTTGTCTTCAGGATAACAATATAGGTTACATTAATCAGTTTGCATCTATCGAATCATATCCAAATCTTGGATATTACGATTATGGTTCAGGAACTGATGGTTGGAGATTATTATTCTATCCTACAAAGTTTGAATTTAATACTTATGACGTTTCAACCACAAACTTTGCTATTTTGACCGGAGTGTCCACTGAGGGTTCTAAAGGTTTCGGTGACGTTGCTTTTACAAAATCAAAAATCACTAACGTTCCAGCATCGACTAATACTGATATTATTTCTATTGGAGCAACATATAGATCAGCAAAAGTTATGGCTAACTTTGAAGCATCTGACAACAAAATGTTTGCTTCTGAGTTAAATTTAGTCCACGACGGAACTGATGTATATCAACTTGAACTTGGTTCAATTGATGAAAATGAAGGGTTAACTGGAGTTGGTTTTGGAACTTTTGATGCCAGACTTTCTGGTGGAAATATTATTGTTAAGTTCTTCCCGAATGTTGCACTCGCTATGACCTGTGTCGCGAGTATAATTGCTATTTCTGATGCAGGGACTACAACATCTAATACATTGTTGGATGTTACTAGAGTTGGTTCTAGTTACTCTACTATTGCCTCTTCTGGGTCTCCTACTGCTAATGTAGTGGCATCTTATGAAGATCCTTCAGAGTCAGCTTACTACTTTATGAGTATTGAAGACAATACAAACAATAAGTATGAAATTCTTGAGTTTGCAGCACTAAACTCCAGCACAAATGATGTATATGTTGAATGGGGCAATATTAATACTGGAGGCACGATTGGAACAGTAGGTGTTGCCGCATCAACTAGTGGACTTCAGATTGTATATACTCCCGAACCTAATATAAACGTCGATGTTAGGACTTATTTTACAGAGATGAGAATATATGATGATAATACTAGAATTGACGAAATTGATATGTTTAGCACTGTCATCAAAACTGATCATAAAGATTATGAAGGCACTAAACTAGATCTTAAGACTAAATTTGATCTAAAACACGATGGACTTGATATTTTTAGAAGAGTGTTTAACGGTTCATCAGCAGCAACTGTTGATGTGTCCAATAATAAGGTAATTATTCCAAATCATTATTTTGTAGGTGGGGAATCGATTGAGTATTCACATCCTGGCACAGGCACAACAATGGCAATCGTCATTGACAATACGACATTCCCAAGTATTGGTGCTACAACTAAATTACCTAACACTGAACTTTTTGTTATTAAAGTAGATGAGGCAGCAATTCAATTAGCAACATCTGCGGAAAATGCTTTAAGTGTGCCACCTGTTCCTGTCGGAATAAGTGCTGTAGGAGCTGGTGCATCTCATGCGTTTAGTTCCACAAATCAGAATACTAAAGCATTGCTTACGATTGATAATATGATTCAGTCTCCACTTGCTGTTACAAATATCACTACGACATTGGATCAGGATATTGTCTTTGATCTGGTATTCAACACTACTGGAGTAACTTCATTTACATCGGGAGATGTTATTAAGATTGATGATGAATATATGGTTCTTAAAACCATTGGAGTTGGAAATACAATAAAAGTTTCCGTATCTAGAGGTGATTTTGGTTCAACTGTTGCTATACACACAACTGGGGCGTCAATTACAAAATATGACGGCAACTACAATATTATCAATAATCAACTCTTCTTTGGTGTTGCACCTACTGGAAATTCTCCACTAAGCACTACAACTGGTGACCCTAGCAGTAGAGATTGGACTGGAATTACTACAAGTTCTAATTTCCAAGGTAGAACATTCATGAAAGGTGCTGGGGCAGGAACTACAAATGAGACCTATTATCAAAATTATGTTTTTGATTCTATCTCTGATAAGTTTACAGGCATTGGTCAAACATATACATTAACTTCTAATACCTCAAATATAACTGGGATAACAACAAATTCAATTGTTCTTGTGAATGGTATCCATCAAACACCACAAGGTGTTCAAGCATATAAAGGTGATTATAATATTATTGAAGATCTTCCTACAGGTATAAGTTCTATTACATTTACAGGTAGTCCTAGTTCTTCAGGATATGATTATAATAAATCAACTTTACCTGCTGGTGGGCAGTTTATCTCACTTGGTTCTACCGGTGGATTTGGATATCAACCATTAATATCAGCAGGAGGAACTGCTTTAGTATCTGCAGCAGGCACTATTACTTCTATTAGTATTGGAAATAGTGGTTCTGGATATAGATCTGGTATTCAAACTGTTGTGAATGTTGGAGTTCAAACTTACAGTGGAGTCCTAGCAAATGTAGAGTTTATTGGAACTGCCAATATATCTGGCGGTAATATCGTAAGTGTTGCGATCACAAACCCTGGAACTGGATACACCTTTACAAATGCTCCAGTAGTAGTATTTGACGAACCACTTAGTTATGTAAATATTCCTCTTATATTCAGTTCTTCAAGTCCTTCTGGCGTAGGCAGAAGTGCTACAGCAGATATCGTCGTAGGTCAGGGTTCTAGTATTATTGATTTTGAGGTTAGAGATACTGGTTATGGGTACAGAGAAGGAGAAATTCTAACTGTTGCTCTTGGCGGAGCAACTGGAATCCCAACTGATACCACTAAAACCTTTGATGAGTTTCAGATTACTGTTGACCGTGTTCACACTGATTCATTTGCTGGATGGTCTATTGGACAATTCCAAGTATTTGATCGATTGGATGATCAATTTGATGGGACCACAAAAGCATTTAGATTAAGTGTAAATGAAGAGATAATATCAATTCAATCAGAAAGAGGTTCAAATATTGAACTTGATCAGACGCTATTAGTGTTTATTAATGATGTGCTACAAAAACCTGGTGAAGCATATCAGTTTGATGGTGGCAGCATAATTACTTTCAGTGAGGCACCTAAAGGATCTCTAGTAGGTTATGGGAATACTGGAGATACTTCTAAGATTCTGTTTTACAAAGGTGCTGGAGATTCGGATGTTATATTTACTGATATAATAGAAACAGTTAAAGTTGGAGATTTGCTTAAATTATCTAACAATTCTGATTTAAACCAACCTATTACATTAAATCAGGATTTCAGAACTGTTACTGGTATTAATACTGTTGATAGCGTAGCAACTAATTCATATATTGGACCAGGAGTTACAACTGATCAAACTTTACATAGACCAATCAATTGGTGTAAGCAAAAAGTTGATAAAGTTATTGATGGCGATGAAATTGGCAAAGATAGACTGGCATATGAACCATCTATTTTCCCAGCAGCATATCTGACGCAATCATTAAGCATTAGCACCACTATTGTATATGTTGATACCGTTAGACCATTATTTGACTCTAGAAATGAGTCTAATATAAGAGGTTTCCAAAACTCAATTGTAGTTAATACCCAAGATGTTTTAGTTGGAGCATCTGTAACAGCAGTAGTAAGCATTGCTGGAACGATATCATCTTTTGTTATTACTAACTCTGGACAAGGTTATGTTGGGTTATCTACAATTGCGATTAGTGTTGCCCCTCCAATTGGTCTTGGTAATACTCATAGAGCATCTGGAGTTGGATCTATAACATCAGGCAAACTAGCAACTGTATCTGTGAATACCATTGGTTCTGGATATACATATACTAATCCACCTTCTGTAATTATTGAAGAACCTATTTTAGTAAAAGAAGTTATGCCAGTCTCCAGTTATAATGGAGATTACGGCAATATAGTTGGATTTGGCACAACAACTAGTGGATCATTTAATCAACTTAGATTTGATTTCTATATTCCAGTTAACTCTGATATGAGAAATCCCAATATTGTAGGAACTGCAGTAACTGTAAGTGGAATTTCAACTGGAGAATACTTCACAGTATTTAACTCTAATATTTCTCCTGCAGTGGGGTCTGCTCTCACAAGTCTTTATAATGACGGAACTACTTTAGGAATCACCACATCATTTATGGATGGTGTATTCCAGGTTTACTCTGCCTCAACCATACAAACAAATGTGGTTGGAGTTGGAACAACTACTATTAGAAGATTAATAACTAATGTAGGATCTATAAGCACTGTTTCATATGGAACAACTAGTTTTGGATCATTTAGTTGGGGTAAAATTAACGTGAGTAGAAGTAGTATTTCTACCACATTCAGTTCTTATAATGAAAATGGATATGGTGGCATTTCTACTTCTGCACTGGTCACTAGAAGAGATGCTCTCAGATTCAATAATTATGTGTAATAAATACTTGAAATATAAGATAAATAACAAAAAGTTCTCTAAAAATGGCAGCTATAATTACTGACCAACTTCGTATTTTGAATGCTAAGAACTTTGTTGCTGGTATACAATCCACTTCAAATTCTTATTATACCTTTATTGGTTTGCCTAATGCGGGTGACTATCAATCTACGTGGAATACAAATCCCCCGTCTCCTAAAGATAGTTTGAATGAATCTAACGATTATTGGGATACAATGATCGCTATGAAAAAGATCACATCAAGTGATGTTAGTCAAGTCATTAGAAAGACTACGTGGGCAACGGGAACCACGTATGATATGTGGAGAAATGACGTAACCAGAAGTAATCCATCACAACCATCTGGTTCTTTTGACATATATGATGGAAATTATTATGTAATGAACTCAGATTTTAGAGTTTATATTTGTCTTTATAATAACGCAACTCCAGAAAATGCTTTCCAAGGAGGTCCGTCATTAGATGAACCTACTTTTACAGATTTAGAACCAAGAGCTGCTGGCAGTAGTGGCGATGGATATGTTTGGAAATATCTTTACACTATTAAACCAAGTCAAGCAATCAAGTTTGAATCAACAAATTATATTCCTGTTCCAAGTAATTGGGATACTGATACTGACGCTGCTCCTGTACGACAGAATGCTTCTACAAGCGGACAACTAAAAGTTATTACAATTAGAAATCGTGGTGTTGGTCTTGGAACTGCTAGAACATACACTAGAGTCCCTATTAATGGCGATGGTAGAGGTGCTGAGGCAACTGTCATCATTAATAATGATTCAAAAATTGAATCAGTTAATGTTTCAAACGGTGGATCAAACTATACTTTTGGTACTTTAGACCTTAAAACTGGTGGTGTACCTACAGGATCAACAGCACCAATCTTTAATGTTATTATTCCACCAAATGGAGGGCATGGTGCTGATATTTACAGAGAGTTAGGAGCATTTAATGTTCTAACCTATGCTAGGTTTGAAAATGATACTGAGAATCCTGACTTTATTACCGGCAATGAGTTTGCAAGAGTTGGATTAATCGCTAATCCTCTTAATAATGACTCAAGCACCATATTGACCACAGATAAGGCAAGTGCAGTATATGCTCTTAAACTTACCAGCGATGGTGACGAATATCAAAGTGCTATTTTTACGCCAGATAGTACTATCACACAAAAAGTAGGAGTTGGTTCTACTTCAGTTGGTAGAGTTATATCTTATGATCAATCTACAGGAGTTCTTAAGTACTGGCAGGATAGAACAAACTCTGGATTTAACTCTGATGGAACTCAAAATTCAGGTCCTATTTACGGGTTTGAATCCTTGAGGTTTACAAATGACCCTGCAGCAGGGGGAAATATTAATATTATCGGAGGATCTGTTACTTTGGGTATTGATACCTCTTTTGGATCTATTGGAAGTCCCGGTATAAGTACTGTAATAAATAGTCGTACCTACTTTCTAGGTCAAAGTTTTGTGAAGGGCGTTGCTCAACCAGAGTCTAAAAAATACTCAGGAAATATTATTCACGTTGATAATAGACCCTCTGTAACCAGGTCATCCTCACAGAAAGAAGACGTAAAGATTATCTTGCAGTTCTAAAGAATTATGCCCCAGGAAACTAACCTCAACGTTGCTCCCTACTTTGACGACTTTGACCCTCGTAGCAACTATTATAAAGTACTTTTCAAACCTGCATACCCAGTTCAGGCTAGAGAGTTAAATAATCTTCAATCTATTCTTCAGAATCAGATTGAAAGCGTTGGTAATAATTTATATAAAGAAGGAAGTGTTGTAATTCCTGGTAACTTAAATTACAATGATTTATTCTATGGGGTGCAGATTCAACAAGAGTTTCTTGGTGTTCCTGTACAAATCTATCTTGATCAGTTATTAGGAAAGAAGATTACTGGACAATCTTCAGGTATTACTGCTGAAGTTGTAACTTATGTTACTGATTCTGAATCCCAAAATGGAAACTTTACTCTTTATGTAAATTACTTAGAGTCAAGCACAGATAATAGCACTGAAACATTTTTTGATAATGAAGTTCTTACAGTAAATGAAGGTATTTCGTATGCAACTACCTTCATAAGTGCTGGAGAAGGTTTTGCTAATACTATTGTTGAAGATGCTTCACAAACAGGATCGGCATTTGTTGTCAGTGAGGGGGTATTTTTTATTAGGGGCAATTTTGTAACTGTTCAGAGTCAATTATTGATTCTTGACCAATATGGAACTCAACCTAGTTATAGGATTGGTCTTTTAATTAATGAGGAACTTATTTCATCAGATATTGATCCTCAACTTACAGATAATGCCCAAGGATTTAATAACTATACTGCACCCGGTGCAGATAGATTAAAGATTTCTTGCACCTTAGTTAAAAAGGACTCGGATGATTTTAATGATGAGAATTTTGTTCAACTTGCAGAAGTTCAAAGAGGATTATTAAGAACAAAAATTGATGACACCAAATATAATCTTTTAGGAGATGAATTAGCAAAAAGAACTTTTGAGGAATCTGGAAATTATTATATTAATGAATTTGTAACTTCTGTAAAGGAAAGTTTAAATAATCAAGAAGGAAATAGAGGAGTTTACGAACCAGGACAAATTACAGTTGGTGGTAATGTACCATCCGATGACTTGTTGGTGTATAAAGTATCTCCAGGTAAAGCATATGTTAAAGGTTACGAAGTAGATATAAGATCCCCATCACTTATTGATGTTAGAAAACCCCGAGATACAAGACTTTTAGAAAATCAAGCAGTTAATTTTGCTTTTGGTCCTACTATTGAAGTAAATAATGTTTCTGGATCACCAATTATTGGATTTGATACTTCAACTACAGTAAGTCTTAGAGATCAAAGAGTAGGTTCATCTTCTACAGCAGCTGCTGGAGCAGAAATAGGACTTGCTAGAATTTATGATTTTGCTTTAGAATCAGGAAGTTATAATACCACAACACCTCAAGTAAATATTTGGGATTTATCACTATTTGATGTACAAACATACACTACACTGGATGTTAATGTAACTACTACTTTATCATCTCCTGTTCATCTTCAAGGAGAACAAAGTGGTGCCTCTGCATTCTTAAGATACAATGTAAGTACAGGAACAGCATTAACTGCTTACAGTCAACAAGGTGATTTTGTTTTTGGAGAAAGATTAAGTTTTAATGGAGTTTTAGACACTTCTAGATTTGTTACTGGAGTTAAAAAGCACTCAATTGCTGATGTAAAGTCAGTTTATAGTATTGTTGGGACAGCAAATACATTTAATGCAGATACAATTCAAAGAAATATAATTTCAATAGGTATTGGGTCTATTTCTGCAAGAGATAATGCTGGTATTTCTACAATATCTGCTCCTGAACTTGCTGCCGGTGGTTTTATTGGAGTTGTTACCACAGGTAATTTAATTAAATATACAATTGCTGATAATGCTGATCCTACCATCTTAAGAGTAACTGGGATTAATGGAAAAACTGCTACTGTTACTGGAGTAACAACGGTAACTGGTATTTGTGAAGGATCTCCTCCAACATCTGCTACAAACCTTACTAATATTTCGGTAGTTGCTTCTAGATTACAAAGTTCACAAGGAACTGGAAATCTTTCAAGTAATGATTCAATCTACAGTGTACTTCCTAAAGAAAATATTGAATCAGTAGATCTAAGTGGGAGTAATATTGTAATTAGAAACAATACATCAATCAATATTGACGCTAATGGACTTTCTCAAGTAGTTTCCGTAGGTGATCCCGCCAAAGAGGTATTTTTAGCATTTGATGAGGAAAGATATTCACTGTTAAGGTCAGATGGTGGAACTGAAATCCTTACTGCTGATAAGTTTATATTCTCTCAGGGAAATACTCAACTTCAACTACAAGGTTTAAGTAGTGCAGATCCTGATGCAACTCTTATCACATCCACTCGTAAATCTAATATAACATCTAAAACGAAGTTAAAGAACTCAACTAATAATATTATTATCAATAAATCAAAAAATAGTGCTTCTGGAGTTGGAACTGCTACTTTACAAGATGGATTGACATATGGAAATTATCCTTTTGGAACAAGAGTTCAAGATAATATCATTTCGTTAAATGTGCCTGATGTAATTGATGTATATGGCATATTCCAATCAGGAACAACAGAAGATCCAGAATCTCCTAATCTTGCTGTTGCTAACATGAATGGTCCTTCAGCGACCACAAATGATTTGATTCTTGGGGAAACATTCTCTGGAGGAACCTCAGGTGCTAAAGCAAGGTATATTCAAAGGAAAAACGATACCACTATTAGTTTTGTTTACTTAAATGATATAGTATTTGAAGTAGGAGAACCACTATCATTCTCGCAATCAACTGTTTCTGGAAATGCTTCAAACATTGAACTTGGATCTCAAAACGTAACTAGAGATTATTATCTTGCTAGAGGTCAAAGATCTTCATTCTATGATTTCTCAAGAATTATAAGAAAAGAAAATGTTCCCGAAGCTGCCTCTAAGTTGAGAGTTTATTTCTCAAATGCTTATTACGCTAGTTCTGATACTGGAGATGTTACTACTGTTGATTCTTACAATTCTTTTGATTACTCCACTGAAATTCCATCCGTTGGAAACAGTAGAGTTACAGATATTATTGATGGAAGACCTAGAGTTACAAACTACGCTGTAACACCTGGATCAAGATCACCACTTGAATTCTTTGGTAGAAACTTCAACGGTGGTCAGCATAGTTCAAAAAACGTTATTGCATCGGATGAATCTATTACTTTAGGATATAACTATTATCTTGCTAGGGCAGATAGAATTTATATTGATAAAAATGGATCATTCTCAGTTAAGAATGGTGCTCCAGATGATATTCCCCAACTTCCTTTATCTGTAACAGATGGGATGAATGTTGGTAATGTATTTTTACCTCCATATCTTTATAATACAAATGACGCAAAAGTAACATTTATTGACCATAAGAGATATCAAATGGTTGATATCTCTAAAATTGAACAAAGAGTTAAAAATCTTGAATATTATAGCTCATTGAATTTGCTTGAGCAATCAACTCTGAATACATTTGTTCCAGATATTAATGGACTTAATAGATTTAAGTCTGGAATTTTTGTAGATAACTTCAGCTCTACACTTCCGCAAGATCTTACAATTGGAATTAAAAACTCTATTGATACAAAGAGAAAAATTCTTAGACCACCTCACTACTCTAATGCTGTAAATCTTCAAGTTGGAATTGGTAATACTTTATTAGGTGCCGGAGTACGAAGAACAGGTAATATTGTTACTCTTGATTATGCTAATAATGTCTGGTTGGAACAACCATTTGCTACAAGACTTGAAAATGTTACTCCATTCCTAATTAATTTCTATCAAGGCAATATAGATTTAGAACCATCTGTTGATGTTTGGATTGATACAAACACAATGCAGATACGCGATGTTCTTATGGAAGGATCTTTCCAAGGACTTGCTGATGTGATTGGCGCAGAAGTTGAAACTGCTGAAGATGGTTCAAGAATTGGCGTTGCTCCTATTGTTTGGGACTCTTGGGAAACTGTTGGTGCTCAACTTGATCTAAGTGCAACAAATAGAAATGAGTCACTCGCTCAATCTGCTCAAAGGAATGGGACTAGTGCTGGCGCAATTCTTGCCGGACAAGGAATTGGTGCTGGAAGAATTGATACTGGAAGAACTACAGTTCAAAGTACAGTTATCAATGGATCTGTTTCACTTGAGCAAACAAGAACTGGTTCACAACAGTCTATCCAAGAAGTAATTAATACTGAAAGTCTTGGTGATAGAGTCGTAAACAGAGAGATCACTCATACAATGAGATCTCGTAATATTAAGTTCACTGCTAAGGCAATGAAACCATTTACACAAGTATATTCTTACTTTGACGGTGTAGCAATAAGTAGATTTACAGTCCCTAAACTCATAGAAGTCACAATGACTTCAGGTACGTTTACTGTAGGGGAAACTATTAATGGTACAATGCCAGGTAGCGTTACTACTCAACAAATAGGTAGTTCTTCTCTACCTGAGATTGTTTTCAGAGCAGCAGCTGCAAATCATAAGTATGGAAGTATCACTGAACCTTCTGACATTTATGATAGCAATCCATACACCAGAGCAACTAGTTTACCAACTGCATATACTGGCGCATCTACTATTATAAATGTTGATACTGATAGTCTGCAGTCCGAAGAGTTCTCACAGTTCTTTGGATACATTCAATCAGGAATGGTTTTAAGAGGACGTACAAGTGGTGCAGAAGCGACTATAACCTCTGTTAGACTCATCACAGACCGAGTTGGTACTTTGATTGGTTCTTACCGTGTTCCTGACCCATCTAGCGTCTCTAATCCAACTTTCGACACCGGAAGGTCAGAGTTTAGACTAACAAGTAGTTCAATTAACAGTAGAGTTAAAGGAGCACTTTCTACTAGTGCTCAAGAAATATTCTATTCTCAAGGAGATCTTGATAATACTCAAGAAGTAACTCTCTCGCTGAGAAATGCTAGAGTTGCAACTAATGATGATATTCAACCAGAAACAAGACAATTAGTCGGTGAGTCCACAGAAGTTAATATTATACAAGATATTAACGTTGTTAGAATACCACCTCCCCCACCACCACCAGCACCACCACGTCCACCATGGCGTGGAGATCCTCTTGCTCAAACATTCTTTGTTGATGATCTTACTGGCATATATCTTTCCAAGATTGATTTATTCTTCCAATCTAAGGCAACAGATTTCCCTGTAACTATTCAGATTCGTGAGACTAGACTTGGTACTCCAACTAATATCGTTCTCCCATTCTCTGAGGTAACTTTAGATCCAAAATTTGTTGAGATATCTGAAGATGGTTCTGTTCCAACTACATTTACTTTTAACTCTCCAGTATATTTGAACGGCAATACAGAATATGCAATAGTTGTTAAGGCAGATGTTACTGATTACAACGTATGGATTTCACGATTTGGCGAAGCAGATATAACAACTGCTGCCCAAGAAGCAGGACAGATTCTTGTTACTCAGCAACCTCTCTTGGGTTCTTTGTTCAAATCTCAGAATGCTTC